AAAAACCAGCAAGCATGTGGACCAACAAAAAATACAAGTTCACTGTTACTCTCAAACCAAATGTTAAGATTCTTGATTGGGCCAAGATGACCGACCAACAAAGAGACCAACTACTAGTGGCAACTGGCGCAAAAAAAGATTTTGATATGACCATGGAAAGATATCCAGAAGAAAATCGTGAAAAAATGTTAGGAGTTGTTTGGAATAGTATGCGTGATAGTATGATGTTGAGCAGTGGTGGTCCAGGAAAAGCCAAGTGGAATACCTTGATTCAAAAGTGCGGATGGGATGCTATTTTTGATGATACTGGTTCAATTCATGTGGCAGAAGTTCAACTATTGGTGCTCAATCCAAGAATATTTGCTTCTATCACTTCTCAAACCGCTGGATTCAGTAGTTTCAAGAAAATAAAAGAAATCATGGCAGAAATAGAAAAGTTTTGTAAAACATTGGGCGATGATAGCATTGAAGTTGAAACCAATGGTCCTAAAAAAACAAGTGATAGTTGGACTGGCCGAGGACGCAAGGGCGATCCAATGATATTAAAAGGCACGGTTGATGTCAAAAAAAGTGAAAATAACTATGCTAGAATATCTGTATCACAAGACCCAAATAGTGAACACCGAAAAAACGTAATAAATGTGGGTATTTCATATAGTAACCCGAGCCTTGGATATGGCGCTGGTGCTGAATTTGACTTGGCAACCAAACAATGGAGTAAATATTCAAATCTTGAAAAATTTTATGATGATTTGAAGAGAATATTTTTACCGCCTGATTCAGCAAACAACTAATACAAAGCTAACTAAAGATATGAAAAACTTCTTTGCCTTCTTTTTAATAGTGATTTTATTGTCATCATGTGGAACAGCCTATGATGGAACCGTGTATTCAAAGTTGGTGGATATTAGCATTCTTTCTCGGGATTCAACTGTTATCTGCACTGGAAAAGGCATTGATATCGCACAATTCAAGAGCATGAGAGATGCCGCAATATATGTTAGCGTTTATGAAAGTGGGGTTCCCAACAGCGAAGATGTTCAAAAGATATTAAACAATCTTCTTGATGATATTGAACGATTTGGCAAGGTCATTGCTCACAACAACAATTTTAGTGAAACATATTGCCGCGATAAAATACAAAATATTCACTTTCTTGCTCAAACCGCACTTAAAACCGAAGGAATGCTCACACGATGAATAATACAACTTCAATCTCACAAATCATAGGGTCAATTCCAAAAGCACAAAATGCTTTTAACATTATCCAACAAGGTCAAACCATTGCTGAAAACGCCATATTCACACAAGCAACTGCTGCCCTAACTTTTTTGAACCAACTAAACCAAGGTCAAATATCAGGCGAAGAGTTTCAAGACTTGATGTTGGATGTTAAAAATCAAGTTGATGCAAACTCTGCTGTTCAAAATATTCAGTTTAATCAAATGCTAAGTGAGAGTATTGGTTTGTTTATTTTCTTGAGTCGCCAATACTCTCTTTAGTTTTTCACCGAGCTGTAATATCAAAAGAGTTTACAACTCGGCCACCGTCTAGAACTTCATCCATTACGTTGGCCTTGCTCATAATCAAGGAAGCCATATCATCTTCAATGGTATTTTCGGCGGTGAGAACAAAAACCTGAACATTGCTGGCAGTTTGACCAATCCTGTGAACACGGTCGCTGCACTGATTCATGCTACCCGCCGACCAAGGAAGTTGAACAAACGCCACAGACTTTGCTGCGGTAAGAGTCAAGCCAGCGCCGCCAGCATCAATTCCAACAATGATAACCCGAACCGTGGCATCATTCTGAAAACGCGCCACGGCGGCATCGCGATCCTGATTGCTCATACCACCATAAATAACCTCAACCTTACCGTTGTAAGAAGAATCTTCTTCAAGGGCACTCTTGATGTTGTTGATAACCTGACGATGATGAGCAAATACCACCAACTTTTCACCATGCTCACAATAATCACGAATCCATTCAACAGAACTTTCCAACTTGCTGTAGCCAGCAATTTCACGAAGTTTCTGAACGGCAACAATGGCTTCATCGCTCTTGGGGGCATTACCACCAAACTTTACAAGGGCTTCAATGCCACCCTTCCAGTCAATGCCCTTGAAAGCAGCAGCCACCTTGTCATATTCACGGCGGTCAAAGTCCAAGGGAATGGTGGTATGGGTCTTGGGCGGAAGTTCCTTGAGAACATCCTGCTTGAGGCGGCGAATCATACAATGAGAAACGAGAAGATTGTTGAGTTCATCAGCATTGCTGCTGCCCGTGAAATCCCAACCAAAAGCATTGTTAACAGGAGCACAATAGCGGAAGGCAAACTTCTTGAACTCACTGAACTGGGGAACCCACGGGGCAAGAGTGTTTACGCTGGTCCAAAGTTCCAGGGGGCGATTTACAATGGGCGTGCCAGAAGCAAACACAACAGAACTAATACCCTTGCCAGAAATTTCCTTGATAGTGCGCTTGCCCTGCTTGATGATTTTAATGCCAGTTGCAAGGCGAACCACTGCTGTTGTGCGATTGGCAGAAGAGTTCTTCAACTTCTGTGATTCATCTGCTGCTAAAAACTTGAGGTTCAAAGCCTCAATGTTTTCAACATTGGCGGAAACAATATCATAGTTGATAAGGTAAACATCACAGCCAGAGGTGGGAACCTTGCTATAAACAACATTGGGATGACGAGCCAAGGCAGCGGCTTCAGCCTTGCGGGAAAGAGTTTGGCCAACAATGTTAATCTTGTAGCGATTGCCAGTCATGGCAATGATTTCATTGCGCCAGTTATACTTCAAGGAATCGGGGCAAACAACAGCCATGGGAAACATGTTGTTCTTGTGAGCATAAGCAAAGAGAATACAGGTTTTGCCAAGGCCCATTTCATCACCAAGAATACCGCGACCACCATGGGCCTCAAGCCAAGCCACGGCATCTGCCTGATAACCCTTCAACACAAAGTTGAAGTTTGGCAGATGAGTTTCACGAGGAATGTTGTTCAGAATGGCGTCAAGGCGCGCGTCAAAAGACAGGCCATGCTTTACGCTAATCTGGCGAACCTTGCGGGCATTTTCAACAGTGGCTTCAACGGTAATCATTTTTCGTAGGCCCTTTTCTTTACAACAAACATCTTCCGTAGAGGCAAGATACCCTATTACCAGATTAAGTCAAGAAAAACTTTCCAAAATTTTCAAAAAAAGTTTTTAGAAAAAATCAAGATTTTTCAATCGTGTCTTTTTCTAAGTTGCTAATGAAAAACTTTTTATTACGAAATGATTTTCCTTTTCCCCAGGCATTTTTTTCTGCTATCCAATCGGCAATGGGCTTATTGTGGCCATAACAATGAATCCCGTTATAATCAATAAATCCCACAACCTTTGAAGAGCAATAGTGGCTTATTTGAACACACCAAAATTCTTGGCCGCGACTTGTTTGCGTTCTATCACTTATAATGGTATCAAATCTTGATAGTAGTATTTCTTCAAAGCCAATAGAAGATAAGTTCTTTATACTTGCGAATCTTGAGCGCCATAACTTGACTTGTGTGGCACAGTTTCCAAGATTATTGTCTTTTGAAGTTTCATAGTTAACATAGTATTCAAGAAGTCCTGTTATTTTGGATATCAAACCAATTTGTCCCCCAACATTCCCCATTTGAATAAACAGTGTGGCAGTTTGATAATCGCGAAAAGTTTCCGATGAATAGTTGTGGAAACTTTTCGCCACAAGAGCATTGCTTTTTGGGTCTTCAAGATTCCAATCAACTGACGGAATAATTTCCGGCATTTCCATAATATCCCTGTATCTCATTTTATAACCTTTTTTATATTAAAAATATTTAATTTTTATCCTCTATTCTTTCAAAAAACGTTTTCAAGCAGCAGCCTTGACCACGCCAAAAAGTTCCCGCTCAAACTCTTCAAGAATGGCTACATCTTCAACAGCAATGGTAATGCTATCATCATCCACGGTAATATGCTGATTGTCATTCATAAACAGCATTACGCGGCTTTCTTGGGTTTTTTCTTCAATCCTTGCCAGATAGTTGGTAAAACGCTCTTCAACTGTGAACTTGAACTTGTTTGCCATTTCCATGAGCAGAACAATGCTGGTTTCATTCACCGGCAAGGTCCAACTCTTGTTGGCAGCATCCCATGCTGCCCAAAACTTTTTGCCGCGATGCTCACCACGAATGGTTTTGATTGCCGCCACAATTTCAGCATTATAGTCAAACTTGATGATAGCAGTCTTGTCATTGCTGGTAATAGTGCGAACAACAGGCTTCTTTTCCTCAACAACGGGCGCGTTAGGGGAAACATAGCCACGAGGCAACTGGCGAAAAACGGGTGCTTTCAAGAACTCTTGGATGAACTCCCTGCCGCCAAGTTGGCGCTGATACTTGGAAACATACTTGAGAGCAAGAGAAGCCTGCTTTTCACTCAACTGGCCACCACCTTTGGTGCGATTGGCCAAAGAATGGCCAATGTGAGTGTCCATGCCGCTAAAACCCTGATTGTCCAAGGAATTTGCGCCATCACAAACGCCAGCAAGAGTTTCAATCATGCTTTCAACCGTAGTGGAAGCCGTGGCATCAGCGTGCCAAACGATAACCGTGCTATCAACCTTGTTCGTGGTCATGGTCATAAAACCCTATCTGCTGTGTGTTTCTACCGCTTACAAACACAACTTATCATAAACAGAAGAAGAGTCAACAAAAAAGTTCAATCAATCAAACATAATTTCAACTGTCATGGCCACAACAAAAATCATTGACAAAATGATGAATGCACTAATCAACAATATCCACCCAACTCCCAAAATATAAATGGCAAGAAAAAATGCCGCCACCCTTAGAATTAGTGGGAAACTGGCCATAACAAACATTAGC